GACCGCAGAGTTAAAAATACTCCACAGACCGTTCTTCAGCATGGGCAGCAGATAGTCCACCACGATGCGGTTCTTCACGGTCTTGAGGTCCTCGGCCAGGAACTCGTTGGCGATCTTCTGGATATCGTTCTGCTCCTTGAGGGTCACTTTTCCCTTGACGACCTTCTGGAACTTCTTCTGAGGCTCTGTGGCAGGCTGCTGTCCGATGCTGCTCTTCGGCATGTTTACTTGTGCCATGTTGTCATCCTTTCAAAAAAACAAAAAAGTAAGAGCCGCAGATTTCTCCACGGCTCTCACCTTACCTAACATTACTTCTCTTCACAAGTTTCCTCGTCAGAAGTCACATCTTTCGACTCGACATCAATGACCTCGTTTTTCTTTGCCTTCTTGCTTGCAATCTTCTCCTTGATGTGCTTAAATTCCTTCTTTACCAGCGGAACGCCATACTTCACGCCAACAGCAACGACAAGCACCACACCAGTGCCAACCTTGACAATCGTGCCAAAGTCAACCCCGGAGCTGCTTTCGCAGTCGTCGTTATAAGTAGGGTTCTCTGCCTCAGCAGGAACAACACTCTCAACAGGAGCGACCTCCACAGAAGCCTCGTTCTCCATAGTCACATTATTCATTTCGTCCATTTTTGTTACCTCTTTCTTAAATATAAGTTTATAATGTCGGAGTATTACCTCCATAAAGGAAGCTGAATTTTTCGCGCCTGGTCAAATATCAATAGCCGCCCAGCCACTTCGGAGGCGTGTGATACTCCAGCGTCAGACAGGGCATCCCGTCCTCGTCCAGCCGGGACGCATAGAAAATATCAACGTTAAGCCCCGAATCCGTGTCCCAGCCCAGCAGGTCGCCGTTGACGCAGTGGTCGATGCCCAGATAGTCGAACAGATCATTCTCGCTCACCCGGAAGTCACTGAGCAGCTGTTTGTTGACCCCATTGACGGCCTTTTCGATCATGGCCTTGGTCGTCCAGAAGTAGGTGTTGGTCAGGCTTTCCCAGCACTTCACCCGCTGGTCGTAGGAAACATCGGTCGTGGCAAGGCCCTTGGCAGGCTGGATGGTTGCCGGTTCGGGGCACTTGGCCATCTTTTCCAGTGCAATGGTCTTCCGGATCTCCTGTTCCTTCTCGGGGCCGATGGTCTCCAGCACCTTGTCCTGATAAGTCTTGAGCGCGCTCTCAGAAAGGGTGCACGCCGCGGCCAGTGCAGCATTCCGCCGCTCGTCCACATGGACTGCACCAATGACACAGCCCGCAGACAGCACCATGCTCAGCGCAGTCGGCACGTACACTGGGCCTGCTGTCTTGACAATGGTCTTCACGTCCAGCTTTTCCACGCCCAGCTCCTGCTTTTTCTCGTCCAGCAGGATCATGGCCTTGGGGGTCGCGGTCACAGCGAAATAGACCGCCGTGATGCTTCCCGTGATTGCCAGTCCACCAAGGATCTTGGATGCGTTCTTGCCTGCGCTCCTGCGCACTGCCTTTGCAAATGTTTTCAGGTTCATCTTCGTACCTCCAAAAATTTATAAAAAGAAAGAGCCTACGATTTCTCGTAAGCTCTCGCCTTTCAGATATGTCCGTGCTGCTTCAAATTCTCGAAGCGAATTTCTGTTTCACGCTGATCATCGCGCTCCAGTTGGATCTGGTAACGGATATATTCGTACAGTCTGGTCGGTTGCTTCTTCAGATAGTGATACAGCCCTGTAAAGCCGTATCCTACTGAACGTGCAACTGCCTTCAGTACGCGTACCATTGCCTTGTCCATCTTTGCATAATAGTCGTGATCGTACATAAATATCAATCTCCTTTGTTTGTCAGTTTGGATATCTCTTCCATAAGGGAGACTGTATTTTTCGCGTTTACAGGTTCTTTTCTGCAAGCTGACGCTGAACTTCCTCTCGCACCATGTCCTGCATTTCCTCTTCGCTGCGCTGCTCCTCGATCAGGTCGTGGCCAAAGCTCAGGATCGCGCTTGCAGCCATCATGGCCACGGATGCAACTTTCCACCAATTGATCTTCTTCATAAAATATCAGTCTCCTTTTCAAAATTCAAAATGGTTCCCGTCTGGTCGGGTCGTAATCCAGATACTCTTTGATCGGCTCCTGGAATGCTGTCACATAGTACACTTCCAGTCCATCATCCGTTGTCTGCCGGGCATAGTTGAAGTCGATCCAGTAATATTCCCACTCGTTGCTCAGATACTCCGCGCACCAGCCCAGCATATCTCCTTCCGGTGTAAAGTCCAGTCCGGGCAGGAAGGAGTAGAAGTCATTCAGCGAGACTTCCCCATTCAACGCAAAGTTCCGGTTCACGTTGTAGAAGGCATCCATCAGCTCCGTTTCCGTTGCATGGAAATATCTTTTTGAGATAGGCTCGTAGCAGAGCAGCTTTTCTTCGTCTGTGCCTGCCGGGGCGGGGGTCTCTAGAACATCCTGCGTGTCCTTGTAAATATCTTTTTCTTCTTCCACGCCGATCTGCTCTGCCACCTGCCTGCGGTACTCCTGATAGGTCTTTCCCAGCGCCATATACGCCGCGGTCAGGCTCGCGATCTGCTTTTTGTTCAGCGCGTTGGAGCCCAGGATGCAGGCAATGGTACCGCCGCCAAGAATCGCAGCCGGAACGTATGCTTTCCAGCACATCAGAACAATTTGTTTCTTTGTCGGAGGCTCCTCCACAACGCCCTGCTCATCTTCGTTGTATTTTCGCAAGGCTTCATCCACTTCGAGCAGATGCTTTGCCTTCGTGGTTGCCCGCCCGGTTTCGATGGCCGTTGCTACCACGCCTACAGATGCCGCCACCGCCAGGATGGTTCCGCCGTGCTTGCGCAAGAATTTCACGCATGTTTTCGTCAGTTTCATTGTTTAACCCCCATCACAAAACGATTTAGCCATAGAGAAGCTCGTAAAGCCGATTGGATGCGCTCAGATAGTTTTCATAAATATCTGCGTCCGCACACATGCTCATGTAGTCCTCCGCGTTTTCCACCTTGGAATAGATCTGCTCAAGATTTTCTTTGAGCGCCTGAAGTTCGTTTTTCGTCGCCGGGTCTGTGCAGCTCCGGATGATGTCGTCCAATGTTTTCATGATGTTCAACCTCCATTTTGAAAAAAATAAAGAGCCCACGATTTCTCGTAAGCTCTCGATTTGGTTAGCGCTTCAAATACTTTTCAGCCTGATTCGTTCTCAGGAATTCATACAGCTTCCGTTCCCAATCCGGACTCCGGTCCTTCATAGCGTTATCGAGCGCATCTGCCGCCAAATCTTCATTGCGCATCATAAGTTGTCTCCACATGATAGCAACGGAGTCAACGCAGAACAATTCGGTAATGCCATAAAACGCCACTGCGCCCAAAGCAACTTTCACCAATGTCTTCATAATTTCGTACCTCCAAAATATAATTCTGAGATTAACCATCTCATAAAGCGCACTGAATTTTTCGCGTCAGATCACATCAACCTTTTTGAGAATATCCATCAGCTGCGCCTTGGTCATCTCTGCATCCACTACAAGATGGATCTTCAACTTCTGCTCTTTTTCGCTCCAGTTCGCCTGAACCTCGCCCAGCTGTACCTCTGCACCGGGTAACTGCTTTTTCAGTATCTTGTTTATGACCTGCGAGATGATGCGGCGCAGAAAACTCGACCGGATCAGCATAATGTCCTCCATAATCGTTCAACCTCCAAAAATAAAAATGAAAAAAGAGAGTGGAGATCGAATCCGCACCTCCACAATCAAGTGGCGCTCTACCATTTGAGCTATCTCTTCCATAAGGGAACATGAATTTTTCGCGGTTTGATAAAAAGATAAGAGGGCGTGATCTTTCAGATTTCGTCCTCTTCCAGATTGCTCTCTTCGTCTTTTGTATCAACCCAATTGTTCAGTTTGCTCATCTGATAATACGCCCATCCGCAACATGCCAAGCCAATGCTTGCACATGCGGCGCAGTATTTGAAATAAGCCCCATAAGTAATAGGTTTGCTCATAAAGTTCTTAATAGCTTTCATCATAGTAATTTCTCCTTTCAATGTAAGCCCTCTTACCTCCATAATAGTAGCTGTATTTTTCGCGCCGAAAAGAAAGAGCCCATGCTTTCGCATAAGCCCTTCTCCGGGATGGCCCAACTTAAGTTGTGTTTAACCGGTCTATCGTCAAATATCAGTCTTTCGACGGCCGGAATGCCCGACACAACAGCCATACAATAACGGTTACAATCGCCATTGCAATTGCTGTCATGATCATCTGCCCAACCGTAATCGAATAATTCCAAATTTTCTTAAAAATAGATTCGTTCATATTACATTCTCCTTTTCTTGGGCCTTTGTCCCATAAAGCACGGAGAATTTTTCGCGCCTAGATCAAACTCCGGTCAAACACGGTCTCCCAGCGTTCTTTCTTGAGGGGCTTCATGCGCAGTGCCCACATGATCTGCCGTACGGTCACAGTCGGGTATTCGCCCTTTGCGTTTTTCTTCCTGGCGTGGCTGTCAAAATACTGCCGGAACCCTTCATGCAGATAGATCTTGTCGGTCAGCCAGGGGTCAATGGCGCTCCAGTAAGTAGCCTTGGTTTTCTCGTTGTAACGCTGCTGGATCACGCACAGGCCTTTTCCCTGTTCCCGATAGAGCGTACAGACACGATACACCGGGTGATTGCATCGGTAAACGCTCCCGTAGTAGCTCGTCCACTCTTTTGGTGGTATGTCGTGATATCTCATAAAAAATAAAGAGAGCCCGCAGCTTTCGCCACGAACCCTCTCGGTTCCTCCTTTACTTTCTGTCCGTAAAGCCTCTCTTGATCTCATGGAGACCATCGTTCATTGCTCTGGAAAGCGGCGC